TATCAATCTCAAAGCGGCTTCCTTCGGCCACTCTCTTTATAAAGTCCTTCATTCTTGCCTCTTGAATGTTGGGGTTATTTTTAGTTTCCGATCGCTGATGCATCCTGGTTAGCTATGACGATATCAAAAGCCGGATTCACAGCATCAGAAAGGCCCTGAAAGGTTAGAGTCCTTTCTATTCTTCCAACAGTATTCAGAGCATCATCGTATTCTGTGATCACAGCATTATAGAGCCTGATTCTGAGTTGGTCACTATCTGAGTTTGTGAAAGTTATATCAGGGGTTCCTTGAGTTCCGGCCAACTGAGCATCATAAAGATTGTTGTCTTCCAGGTCCAATGTCACAGTCAGGGTGACTTCTCTGATATCGGTTACAAGCGGCTGAGCAGTCAGCTTCGATCCGAGAAGATTTCGACGATCGATCTTATTGTCAACAGTCAGCTCCATAGAACGAAGCGAATAATTAACAGCATTGAAGTTTAGTTGACCGGCTTCATAATGGAGAACCTGGCGACCATCACCAAAAGAAGAAGATACTGTTCCAGAACGAGCGGCTGCTGTCTGGGCAACGATATCAAAAGAGGCGGTCATTTCTCCACCGGCTTCTACTGACATGGTCATAGAACTGACTATGCAACCTTCAAACTTTTCAACTGTCGATGATCCTCGCATCACATCAATTGTCAGGCTTGGAAGGTCTGCCGATGGGGTATAGGTGTGAGTATATGGGGCTGGTCCCGGTGTACTAGCAGCAGAACCGATCGCGGCCTTCAAAAGCATTCCTGATCCTTCATAGTAGATCGGAAGATCAATAGTCCCTCCGGTTAGCTCCATGCCATCAAAGAAGCCCTGACTGAAAGCCGCGTTTCCGGTGCTTAAAAAAGTCGTCTGATTTCGCTCCTGAGATCTCTGCATGGTTGTGCTGACTATTCGATTGCTGACAGGAGTAGCAACAGGAGATCCCCAGGTGACCTCTTCCCCTATGTTTATAAAGCTATTTCTTCCAAGTACGACGGGCATTTTTTACCTCTTAAGCGGGCAGAAGATCCCTGACTTTTATCAGGCATCTAAGCGAAATTATTTGAGTTGCTGATGTGAAAACCAGACATTCAAGAGTGTAATCTGTATTATTTGAGCCTGCTTTTGACCGGACCTTTACCCATCCAGGAATAAAGCGGGTTTCAGCTTCATCGTATCGGTTAGCATCATCTGAACCATCAGCAGCAAGGCTTCTCACCTGAACATAGTTGATGGCCTCATATCCTTTCCTGAGCTTGTATGTGCTCTTTCTCTGCATCAGGATACTACCAATATTAAACCAGACATCAACAGCTTCATTTGTGGTCTTCGTGAATGATGTCTGTGGCGCTTCTGTGGCTGCTCTGTTGGGAAGAGCCTGAACTACGCGGCCGGTCGGCTGACCAAGGAAGATGTAACCATCTTTTGCGCTTGTTATTGTTGGGCTGGTAGCCTGATCTGATGCTCCGGTGTTCATCCAATAGACATACAGGAAAGCTATGGAATCTGAGTTTATAATAGCAACTGCATCTAATTCCAGAGTCAGAATCCTGTCCGCATAGTTAGCACCGGCGGCTCTTTTGAAGGGAAGCAACAGGCCGTCAACATTCACAGGAACAACATCAAACATATTGACGTTGACATTTTCCCAAAAGTCATCCCAGTCTTTCGGGATATTTATCTGAATGTCAAAAGTTCCCGGTCCTCCTCCTCCTCCAAGGACATTGACAGCAACAGGCCTTCTCATCTTCCAATTTATATCGTACCAGTTGCCGGACATTTTTTACGCTCCTGTTGCCGTCTGAAATTGGACCTCACATCTGATATATCCGATTCCAACACCTTCAACACCATAGCGGTCCCCATCCAGAGACAGGTATGAGCATTTTATATCATCGATCAGACCAGCAAGGCCCAGGGTTCGATCGGCTGTTAGTGCAGTGATACAGTCTGAAACAAGATTCAGACTATTATCAGATCGCTCAGCTACTGAACCGCCGGCAGCAAATACGTAGATCTCAAAGATAGAATTGGTGGAAAATCTGCCCATAGTCGGTCCGTAATCTTCCAAAGCATCAGCAAAATGAACACAAGCAAAAGGGATTTGTGGCGGGTCTGTGACTGAACCTCTGACAACAGCAGAAGTGAGGTCAAGCCCTGAATATCCGCCGGCATAGCTGACGGCTATCTTCTCCAGTATTTTTTTATGGACTTGTACCACAACAGAATCAGGCATTATCCGCCTCTTCTTTTCAGGGCTTTTTGTAGCAGCTTCTCAGCCTGCTTTTGGAAGGATGGTTCTATCCTCTCAATTGCTCTTTTGATATAAAGCCTTGGCTTCATCCTGCTTGTCCCTGACTCCACAAACTCAGCATAGTAGGCTATATCTGTATCTGCGAAGACATAGATCGTCTGTTCTCTTCCAAAGTCTACTGTATAGCCCTGAATGGAAGAGACCAGAAGGCCAGTCCTTTTCTTGGGGTATACATGAGCATTTTTGATAGCCTGATCTTTCATCCTTGTTGCTGTCCGTTCTGACAGCCTTGTCAGTTCCTTGTTGAACCTGACAGAAGCATTAGCCAGGTCCTGCTGTAATTCAGTATAGGTCAACATATTACAGGATTTGAAAAGGGTTCATAAAAGGCTTTATCAGTTCCCGGACCTCTGTTGGCATATGCCGAGGTGAAAGCTTGACCGTAGAATTCCTTTGTGTAACTGAGTCTTTGCCCTGATTGGCTTTTGCCCTTTGCAAGGCTGAGCACCAGACAAGAATCGCCTGAACAAGATCAGACGGTGGATTCGCTGTTGAATATCCGGCTGAACAGACGATCTTCAGAGCCCTGTAACCCCGGTCAAATGTCAAAGTTGCGGTCTGGGGAAGAAGATAGATCCTTCCGTTCTGGGTGTCTAACTCATAGGAAGCAGCCGGTATCAGTGTATCAGAACCATAGACCAGATTTACATCTGAATGAATGGAAGCAACAGAAACCAGGGGCTTTATAGGAAGCTGTATAACCTGAGTATCAGAGTACAAAGGCCCGTTCAGATGAAGGGTATATGTATTCTGGTCAAGGGTCGGCTCTGTTCCTGAGTCGAAGACCGGAAAGCCTATATAGCGGGCAATAGAACAGGAAGTCCTGTCTATCATTCGCCCAAGTTCTGTATCAAGAGAACTGCCCGAAACCTCGGGCAAATACTCTTTTAGAAATGTTACAGATACCAAGGCCATTCATTTTCTCATCACGGCATAGCGCGTGCGTCATCAAATGTAAGAATTAGATTTCCGTCAATGGTTGCTGGACCGCTATTCAATACACAAGTCACTTTACAGCCTTGCGTTCTGCTGTAATCAGTCAAATTGGTATTCACCAAAGTAGCAGAATCCGCTATTCCACCTGTATAAGCCTTTAGTTGATTTGAATGGGAAGCTACAGCCGTAAGTCCATCATTTCCGAAAACAGTCACAGTGAAATAATCTGTTGGCTGAATTCCGAAATTGGAAGCCGTCACAAGCTGAGCTTTGATCAGGGTTGAATTTCTTGGGGTACAGAAATAAAGATCTGCTGCTGCTGTCAGGTTTATATTTTGATAATGAGCCATTTTTTTAGTCTCCTTCTTCAGATTACACTGAATCAAAGTTGTAATTGTAGACAACATTGGTAGCTGTGGCTGCATCGGTTGACTGCATTACAGCTCTCATTGTTGAAACCATTTCAATAGCTCCAGCAGAGATATTCTTATCAGTCTCAACCAAAATGCCTCGCCTGTTAAAAATTGAGTAGCTGTCACGATTGACAAGACAGAAGCCGGTCTGGGTTCCAACACCTGTGTAGAAGCCAATCAGATTAAGGTCAGCTCCCATGAATCGACTCATAATTACAGGGACATTCATGATGCTTCCCACCTGGCCTGTCAAGAGTGTAGCCTGAGCGCCAAATTGATCAATAGTCTGAAGCTGAGTAATTCCCATCAACTGCTTCACCATGAATTCAGGTGAGCATACTAAGATAAGATTTTGGACGGCCAATTCTCCGAGCCTTCCAAGTTCACCGATCAGCTCAGCAAGGGTGATCTGTGCTGGCGTTCCTGCTGTGTTAGAAGTTCCCCGAATTACTGACTCCCTACGAAAGCCATTGAACAAACGTCTGTGAGAAGAAGCGCCGCCAAGGCCCCCTCCTCCCCATCGGCCACGAATATTCCATGTAGCCAGAGCATCCTGATGCACAGCGCTTGTATCGCCATTAATCATACAGTCCTCAAAGCCAGCTTCCAGGTCTTCAGCGATCTGTTTTCCAAGCGTGCTCATAAGATTGATAGCGGTATCTTCGACCGCTGAGTCATCCAAAATGTACCGAACAGCTAGCCCGCGAATTGTCACAGAAGTTTGCGCTGTTGAGACTGTTGAGGCTGTATAATCGGCCGGAGAATCAGAACTTACAGCCCCTTTTCGGTAGGGCCGGCCGCCCCGAACAAGGCGGGGAAGAAGGATAGTTGCCCGATCTACTTCAACCTCAGGGAACAAGGCCCTGAGAGCTCGGGGAACTTTGAAAGTTTCAGTCAGCTCAGGAACCCATTGATCAGGAATCCACTCACCACCGTCCCCGGCGTTATCCCAATATGCTTTTTCAATAGCCGGCTTTATATAAGAGGGGGCCCGATCCAGGTGCTTATACAGCTCAAGATCGGTCTTGGGTGTATGTGGGGAAGCCATGATCATACGAGCAAAAGCGCGTTTTCGGGCTATAGCTTGCAAATCCTGGTGCCAGTCATTAGCAGGAACTGAGTCAAGCAGACCTTCCTGGGTACTGGTGACAGAACCGGATCCAGGTATCTTGAACTGCTTGGATTCAGTAGTCCACTGAAGAGAACCATCAGAGCGGACAAAAGTTTTCAGCCGGCTGTCTCCACCGAAGGCGGGAACCGGAGTAGTCTGAACGGATTCTGTCAGAAGCCGGTGAGCCTTCATCATTCCATCAACTTTTTTATCCAGGTTCTTCAGCCGAGTATCTGAATTGCGCTGCTCGCTGACGATACCGTCAATTACTCGCTTAGCTTCTTCAACCATTGCACGATCTGTTTTTGTTTCACTCATTGTTCTTTCCCCATTTTTAGGAGGTAGGTTAAAATGTCTCTTTCAGAAGGGAGGAGGCTTTTTACCTTCTCCTCCTCTTCTTCTTCAGGTTCTTTCCAGGCTTCTTCTTCGGTCTGTTCTTCTGCTTCCTGTCCGGCTTCTTCTGCCTGTTCGGCTTCTTCTTCGTCCTTGGCTTTCATATAGGTGACGATATAGCGGTCTTCCAGTTCTTCAACGTCTGTGATATGACGGAAAATCGACAGCTCATGAACCCTCTTTTTGATTCTGAGGTCTATTATATCCCTGATGATTTCAAGATCAGGAAGTCCGAAAGGAGCAAATGATTTTGCCGCTTGTGTGCTTTCACGGTTAGCCGGAATTGTCACAAGGGAGACTTCCAAAAGCTCAGCGCTTTCATAGAAGTTACCCTTTTCACCGGATGCGAAGTGTTCAGATGGAAGATCGGCACGGCTGATCATGGTTCCAGGATTGAAGCCAACAGAAACTGCGTTTAAGAATCCCGCTGATGCTTTCCTGGCTACCTCAGCCGCTTTCGGATCATCCATATCGAAAGTTATGTCTATCAGAAGCTGGTCCTCAACAATCTCAACATCACCTTTTCCGATCGGCAATTCTTGGCTGTTGTGATTAAGGAGGACAATTGGATTTTGGCGGTATCCGTCAAGATTCCAGTTTTGACTAACTATGTCACCATAGCGGTCTTCTGATGAGGTTGAAGCAACATAAGACAATACCATATCCCCCGTCTGGGGGTCTTTGGTGGTTATCTTTTCCACATTCAGGTTCTTTTTTATCATGAAGTAGAC